ACGGGCTTAGCGTCTGTAATTGTTTTCTCTGTTGTTCATATTGACACCAGAGGTAATCTCAGGCAACATTTTAACAATTTCTTTACGAGTCTGTCTAGAGACGTCCCCAGAGACATTAATGTTGTATACTTGTTGTGACTTTGTTTTCATATCTGTGAAGTCTGAAATCTTGTCGGCAGGAACTACCAATTCGCCCGGAGTTAGCATAGCAGGAACACTGTCCATACCTGATCTTGAGTAAGCAGTGCTAGGAACTAAACCCCCTTCACTGAATCCAAGCCAAGAAGTAAAACTGGAAAAGCCACTTGAGATGCTACTCATTATGTTAGAGCCAAACCCCTGTATACCACTAAATATCCCGCTAAAAGAACTAAATATACTACTTCCACCGCCGCCATCAAAAAATCCCGTGATTGCATCAAAAGCATTAGAAAGACCAGACGAGAAAAGGCTTATAACACTAGAAAAACCTGATTTTAATTTACCAAAGAAAGTACTAGTATCAGTCTCGTCTAGACCAGCCTTAGCTTGTTCTCCTATATTTTTACCAAAGTCTGCACCGCCTTGGAACAAGGACTCAAAGAATGTATCAAAGATTGAATTAAGACCTGCAGCCTTAAAGAATGCTGTAGTAAAAGAGTCAACAATAGTATTAATAATATTATTACTAATAGAATCTAACAGGTTGTTAAAGAAATCTTTTATTGTGCCTTCGCCTTTTAAAAGAGATTTAAAGCCTTCTGAAAAGGCATTTCTAATTGACTCAGAAGATGCTTCCGCAGCAGTTGTTAGTCCGTCAAGTAAAAATTGTTGATACTCGATTTCTTCAGATATCTTCTTCCTAGTATCATAGTCTTCAAAACTAGTTTGATTTAGTCTCTCTTGCAGACTCACAATCTCTCTACCAATTTTCAATGTTTTACTGCTAGAACCAACTTGCTCTGGATCTAAACCAAAAGCTTCAAGGCCTATTGATGCGGTTTGAAAATCACCAGCTGTAAGTAAATCTATTATTGCGTCTTTTTGTTTTTGAATAATTTTAATAGAATTTTGTCTTGTCTTAGAATCTAATAAAGCAGAATTTTTAATAGCATCTTGAGCCTTTTTGATCAGCTTTAAGGGAGCCTCTAATTTCTTAATTGCTGTTTTAGAAAGATTAGATGCTGTTTGCATATCAAAAGCAAAACCGCTATCGGCTAAAGAACCAACAAACTTTTCAAATATAGTCTCACCTGTAGAGGTTCCAATACCAGTAAATAATTTATTAAGCTCTTTTTGAGCATCTTCTAATATTTTTGCTAATTCTGATTTTGCTAAACCATCTACTGCTGTAGAAAAATTGTTCGCTCCTAAGAACGCTATTTGTGCCGTAGTCGCAACAATTAACGACTGTACTTCGGCTATTTTCTTTAATGTAGAATTGTCAATCTTTAGTAAATCGTTTAAAGAAATATCTCGATCATCAATAGTAGATGCAGCTGCCTGAACAGTACTAAGCACGTTGCTTTCTGCGTTTTCAGCCTCGTTTATTAATTGAATCCTTAATGCGAGACGTTTGTTTATATTTGCAATGTCATCATCAATGTTATTTAATGCAAATTGATACTGTTTTTCATTTTTAAATAAAAGTCTACTTGTTGAGGCTCTTAGCCGATTTAATCTTTCTATCTCTTTAATATCTTCTAGTACATTACTAGTTATTTTCTCGCGCTCTAACTCATCAGAAAGGCTACCACTAACAGTTTTAATATTTATATTATCAAAATTTAGAGATTCTAACAGAGAATTAATATCTTTAACTGTTCCTGGCTCTAAGCTAATTCTTAATTCTTGATTTGCAAGGAGTGCTATTTCTGCTCTTACTCTTAGTAGGTCTTCAGCTGCTTTTTGTAAAACAGTGCTACCCTTACCAGCAGCTAAAATAGTTGTTGCATCTTTAATATCTGAAGGATCTAAGTCTAATTGTTTTTCAAGCTTAGTAATTTCCTGTTGTAACTTATTAAAGCCAGCTGCTTTGCTAAAGTCTAGTTTTAGAATTTCAGCATCAGACAATTCTCTGCCTAAAGATTCTTCTATAGTTTTAACTATACCTGCTATTCTTTTTGTAAAGTTAGTTGCTCCACGTATTATACTTTGTTCGTCAACAGAAACTTTAGCCTCTTTTGTAAAGTTATCTGTAAACTGTACGCTACCGTTCACAAACGCCTTTGCAATAGCCTCTCCAAAAAAGCCAGTAAAATCTATTTTATTAAAGGCGTCAGCAACATCAGCGCTTAAAAACCCATCCTGAGAGAGTTGGAAAATAGCGTCTCTGAATTCTTCTGGCAGGTTAGCAAAATCATCACCAAGTGTAAGTAAAATTCTTTCAGCAAAGGCTATGGCTTTCGCCGGGTCTCGAAGGTTATCTTCAGAAAACGAACCATCGTTTATATCTTTAAGTAGTTTATCTACATCGGTCTGTTTACCGAATCCAAAATTTTGTCCTATTCTTTCAAGAAAACCGGATCTTTGATCAGACTGCTCTAATACAGCCTTAAATAGAGGTGTTAGATTAGAAACTGCACCTGAAGTTACTGTGCTACCATCACCGCCAGCACTTTTTATCGCAATCTCAACATTATTAACAGCTGCTTTGATTGACTTACGAGTTTCTTCGGTTACTGCCCCGAATCTAGAAACCTCTCTATCGGCAACTTTTCTGCTTTTCTCAAGATCTTTAACAGCCCTTTGAATACCTAACAACTCAGAGTCACTTGAATCAGACAAATCTGCTTCTGCTAAAGTAGAGCTTAATTTTATTTTAATGTCGCCCGTATTAAGCCTTTCTAGCGACTTAAGTGTCTTTAGTGATGATTTTCTTACGTCACCAACTCGAACATTAAGTAAGTCAAAATAAGCTAAGAATCCATCAAAGTTATTTTTAACTCTTTCTAAAAAGGTATCTCCTTTTCCAAAGAAGGCAGAGTATATAAGACCGCCTGTAGCAGTTACAGCAATCGCTGCTGCTGCTGCTCCAAAGGCAATCATAATACCAGATACACCAGATACAACAGATGCAGCACCTAAAGCCATCCTAGACAAGGCACCTGCTGCCGACTTTCCTAAACTTTTAGCAGCTGTTGCACCAACAGAGCCAATACTTTTGCCGAGCTTACCGAGGAGAGGTAAAACGTAACTTAATATTGTATCTCCAAAAGCTAAAAGTGCAAAACCAATTCCTCCTAGAATTGCACCCCCTGTACCACCTTCTCCTTCAGAACCATCTGAAGCCGAGGCCATTGTTGCAAATGCAGCAGTAAGGGCTGCAGTAGCTAAAGCGATCTTACCAAGCCTTTTGATAGATTTAGTACTAAACCTAGAAAAGAAACCGCTTGCAGAGTTTGTTGCTTTCTTCCAAGACAATATAAACCCTGTGGAGGCCTTATTGTTTGAAGTAGTGATAGCTGCAATAGCCGAAGTTATTAATCCACTGCTTCCAGACATTATCCTGGCAATAATACTTTGACTAGCAATAAGAGTACCTAGCGCTTTAACCCTTGTTAAGACCCCTGCGATTACGCTATTAAAAGTAGAAACAACAAAGGCAGTTTTAGCAGGATCGCCTAAAACAACTGATTGTAAAACTGTTGCACCAATGCCAACAGCCATTGCCCCGGAAGTACCGATAAGATCCCCTAGTAAGAGTTCCGCTCCTACAATATAACCTGCAAAGGCACCAAGTATTTTTGTTCTTTGACCTGACACACCCCCTGCTCCGAAGAACAACTGAGATAAGATTCCATTTGAACTTAAAGTATTTTTAGCTATCCCTGCCTTAACTACAGACCTTATTAGGCCTAACATAGCTGTTCTTATACCTGCGAAGAAAAGTGAGGCAGTAAGACCACCATAAAGTATAGTAGTAAGAAGGCCACCTCCGGGAAGAAAACTAAGTATTTTTGCAGGTAAGCCTAGAAAACTATTACCAATAGTTTCGGCAAGACCCTTTCCAAATTCATTAGCAACACGAACTAGGGCTTTTAGTATTTTAGGTGTATTACTAATAACTGTATCAATTGCAGCACCTATAGAGTTTCCTAAACCTCTTGCAATAGACTCAAAAATTCCGCTATTTAATATAGCACCGTTAAAGGCACTAACTATAGCAGTAAAAATAGAAATATAAAGAAGAGGTCCAATTCTTGCAAAAGTTTTAGTAAATAAGCTTGGACTGATTAATTTAGTTAAACCAGCCGCAAAAGCTAAAGAAACAAAACTTGCAACTTTAGGGGAGACTTCTCTAATTTCATTTAAACCAGTAGCAATACTTGAAGAAATACTACTAACAAGATTTTTAGAGAGTTCTCTAGCAACCTCTTTGTAAGCAGAGAATTTGATCTTTATGCCTTCAACAATAAGGTTAAATTTAATTTCATTTGAGAAATTAGACTTTAGAACTAGACTAATAAACTTATAGATTTCAGAAACTTCATTTGCAAACCCTTTAATAAGAGAGGTTGTTTTTGGCAACCATTTTTGAGCCATAAAATAAGTTTGCTCCATAGTGTCTGTCCACCATGAATTTCCAATTATCTTGTCATACGCCCAAGAAAAGTAATATCCTATTTCTTTAATTGATTTTCTAACAAAGTTTACTGTTTTTGATAAGTATGCTCTTGCGCTATCAAACACTTCTTTAAAAGTACTTGCTAACATATCGAATGCTTGACCTATCCCACCTCCGCTTAGATTGTTAATTGCTTTAGCAAAGTTTGTCGCATATTGTGCTGTTTTCAGAAAACCTACTTGTAGCTGTACAATAAAGTTTGTTGCAAGAACATTTTTCTTTAATTCATTAAGGGCTAAATTTATTACCCCAGCTGCTTTTGAAAATCTTTCAAAAGAAGTATAACGAAGCCTAATAAGTCTTTGATCTAAAATCCCTAAGAATACACCTGTTTCAAAGAGATTAAACTTTATGGTTCTTAAAGCCTTGTCAGCAATGTTCCCAAAGTTATACCAACGTCTACCATATCGATCAATTACTTCTCCAAGGTTGTATAAAGAGTCACCGAAGTCTTTTAAACTTTTTGATCTAAATATTTTACGGATTGCTCCCGAAAACTTTGTATCTGTAATGCTTCTAAAAATAGAAGTTACGTCTAGCCCAAACCTCTTTAATATAGCGCTTGCATACAGAAAACCTGCAGCTACATCGGCTACTAATACTTGAGAAAGATCTCTAAGCGGAGAAGTTAAACTAGGCAGCGCGTCAACTGCTCTGCCAAAAACTGCTAAGATTATTTTAGCTAGCCCTCTGACAATAGCAATTACTCCTTGGAAATTAGAAATTATCGCTTTAGCTTGTGAAGATACCGTAGAAACAATAGTGGACCTGTTTGCTTCAATTAAGGCTGACATGTTCATAATTCTAGAGGTAAATTTGGAAGTAATTCCAAGTTGTTTGCTGATTTCAGCAACCACTCGACCAACTTGATCTTTAAGAGTTATCATTGCTTCAGCTGAAGTAAATTCAATTGTAGCAAATTCTTCGTTTAATTTTTCTGACTGGGAAAGGAGTGCATCAAAAACAACTTCTGTTGTTAACTTACCTTCTTCTGCTAGCTTTCTTAAAGCGCCTCTAGGTTTACCCATAGCGTCTGCGATAGCTTGTGCAAGACGAGGTGCTTGTTCTAGTACAGAGTTAAGTTCTTCACCCCTGAGAGTTCCAGAAGCTAAACCTTGCCCTAACTGGGTTAAGGCTGCTCTTGCAGACTCTACTCCACCGCCAGAAATAGCTATAGACTTGTTTACGGACTCAACCGCCTTTAAAATGTCTTTTGAGCTTTTTCCTGCCTCTGAAAGTGCTAATCCAAATCTATTAAAAGTTTCTGCAGCAAGTTCTACTGGTTGACCTGTTCTACGAGAGATGTTATACAGATCGTCTAAAACTATATTTAATTCTTTGGTTCGACCCGTTACCAAACCAACTCTGTTTTGCATACTGGTTAAGGAGTCAGTTGTGCTGTTAATAGCCTTTGTGACAATTGTTCCGCTAAAGGCTGCGCCTATACCAATTGCTAAATTTCTAAAAGCTTTAGTTACTCCTGCAGCACTTCTTTCAATATTGCCTACTGAACGCTCTAATTTACTCAGATCTGATTGTGCCTGACGACTATTAGAACGTACTCTAATTTCTACACCACTCATGGTTCCTCCTTAATAAAATTGCCCCCTAACGATCTCTTGAATAATAAGAGGCCATCAGAGGGCAAATATTTTAATTGGGGGTTAGTATTCCAATTGTCATAAGCACTTGTTCAATAAAATATCGAGGTGCCTGTTTACTGTGTCCTTTGTTTAGGACATCTATGTATTCTACGTTGTTAAATATCTTTCCATCAACAAAACCATCAATGCCTTTTGTATAATTACTATCCCAGCCAGAACGAGCTTTGCCCGTATCTACTGGTGTAACTACCCTTAATGTATTTGTTGCATGTTTTATTTTATCTTCAATTTCTAAGTTAGCCAAGTTTTTTACTTCTTGCCTAACTCTCTCCATTTCCTTTTTGAAGTTAACTACTTCAAGACTAATTTTTGTTGACATTTTTGTCTCCAAAATTAAGCTTCCAACCAGAAGAATCTCCCTCTTTGGCTTTAAGCATCATTTCTAAGAATTTACCTTTAGGTACAGCACGATCATTAACCAGCGCCTTTTGATTTGCTTCTGAAAGCATTTTCAAGGTTGGGAATAAGGTTTCTGATTTTTCTTTTACACCTTGAGATCTAAGTAACATATACGTTCTCTGATCTTCTCGCCAACCCACTGGTCTTCTCTTAAAAAATTCAATCCAATTTAACATTTCATCATATGGCATTTCATATTTTAATTGATATACAGGCATGGATAGTGTGTAAGCTAGCTCATAGATTGATTCTTCCTCTGCGGTTAGTTTCCCGAGGAGCTATCTCCGCCTAAGCCTGAGAACCTCAAAATGTGATTAGATACATCTGAGAGTTCTCCAATTGGAAAGGTATTAAAATCTTCATCGGACAACTCATCAGCTCCGATTACTGCAAGACGAATGACGTCACGCAAGAGGCTTAACTCAGAGTCTTCAGCTTTAGACTTTGAGGACTTTTTTACAAGTTCTTGAACCTTCATAACTTCTGTAACAGAGAGTTTGCGGATTTCTACTTCATCGCCCATAAAAGGGACTTTTTCAATAATCTGTTTACCAACTAAATGTTTCATAATAATTCCTTAATCTAACTTATCTTTTTCTGTAAATAATTCTTGGTTGTTTGCTTGAAAGTCATCAAGTATTTTCCTGACTTGATGCAGGACAGATAATGTTTCCATAATCTCTTGCCCTGTAGTTGAATCGTTATCAAAATCTTGAAACCTCTCAAACGACTTACGAATACTAATGTCTACGCTACGGCGCATATGCCTAAAGGTTGTGCGCATAACAAAACTTTTACTAAATGGTTTATCTGTCATAATATCTCTTTTATATATACAAGAAGAGAGGGCAGTTAAGCCCCCTCTAATTTTATTTATTATGTGGCTGCAATAGTAGCAGGCCCAAAGAAGTCTGATTGAGACGACAAAGTAATTGTCGCTGTAGTTGTATCAGTCAACTGTGGGTTTACTAGAACAGCTTCTACCTTACCAACAAAGTAAAACTCTGTGTTTTCTGTTGCAAGGGTTGCTGCAAGCGATTCTGTTAAGGTTGTTGCACTTGCGCACATCATGAATCGGAACAAGATCTGTTGACCAACTAGGGCATGAATATCTGTCATGTCCTCTGCAACATAGTTAACTGTAACTTCCAAAGAAGGAGCGTCAGCTTGACCTTGTACCTGAGACGAGGTGTTTTGACCATAAACAGGGACGTTTACGATGTTCGCAGGTGTACCGACTGAAGGGAATTCCCGAACAGAAGGCATACGAGAAATGTCAGATGCGTTAGCAGTTGCGAAGTTTGATGCAGCAGTTGCTGCGCTAGTGACTGTAGCACTGTCAAAAGCACTTGCCGTGTACATGTCGAGATATGTAAAAATACCTGCGCCAAGGGATGAAATATGAGCCATTTGTTATTCTCCGTATATTTTAAATGGTATAATATAAGTTGCGCTGTATAGCGCTTTGTTAGATGAGTCTAGGCCTTCTACATTCAAATAAGAAGTTCCAAGCTCTGTTCCATTTGTTAATTTTTTGCTTTGAAGGTTTATATCTAAAATATCTGCTATAGCCATGACGCGGGACTGACCCTCACCTGCTTTAACAAATATCTTGACAGAAACTAAACCTTCAGTTTGTTTTTTGCCACCATATACATAGTGTTCACTGTTGCTAGGTAATACATTAAGCCTACAGAATTCTGTTTGATCAGAGATAGTACCTTGATAGTTATCTGGGTAAATATCAATGTTGTTTACGTTCCAAGTAGCAGAGTCAAACACTGCTTCAATATCGTCTAAGACATTATCATACATCACTGAACCTCTTTAGTTAAGATAGCTTGAATAGTGAAGTTATTATCTGTGTAGTCAACAATATTGTAAACCTTTGATTCAACTGTTAATACATCGTAAACCGAAATATCAACACCTGATCTCATAACAGCTGTAGTTGTAAAACCCTCCCCAGAAGGTTTTTGAGTGGACTGAATAATCACATCTACAGTTTGACTAGTTATAGTACTAACTGTTTGGCGTGATCCAAAGTCATAACTCGATACCGACTTAGTGGAGAGGATTCCTTTCTTAACTATATCATCCGCAGCAATAAAAGCCTTGTTAACAGCGGCAGTTACTTTTGCAGAAAGAGACATTAGTTAGCCCTCCACCAACCAGAGCCTTGCCCTTGTGATCCTCTACGGATCAAAGGTCTAAGGGGTTTCATAACGAAAGAAGGTGTAATAGAAATTCTAGTTACATCATTATTAGAGTCAGATAAACTAATGTTACCGATACTAATACTCTCGTATGTCTGAGTTGTTTGAGCTAGCAAGTCCTCATTATTTAACAAATGTAAGGCTTGCTCATAAACAGCAATTTTTACCAAATCAGGTATTTCTGAATTAGTAAAAGTAACGTCAAACCCCATTCTAGGATCATAGTACATTGCATTTTTACGAGGCCAAGCCAAAGCTTGCGAAGAGCTAATAGCCGAACCAATCCAAGGATTGTTATCTATAATTTGTGTAGCAGTTACTAGAGCTTCATCTTTTAAACTATCAGAAGCACTATTCCATTTTGCAGCATCAATTCGAGTCTCGAAATAACTTTCTGCTGAAACAACTGTTACATAACTATTGGTATTTAGAACTAAAGCCATTAGCTCCTCCTATTTTATTATGAGTGAAAGATAGGTAGGATACCCAAGTTAAGCGCGGACATTTTACGATCCCAAGATGCAGAAGCTGCGAGGTTAGCGTTTGTTGCAAATGCGTTTGTAGCACCTGCCCAATCGTAACCCATTGGGTGCATGATGAAGCCATAACGGTACCAGATGTTGGTAGAACCACCACCTGTGTAGGAGGCTGCATCACGATCAACTTCTACTGGTGTAGGTGTTGCTACGGGGGCAAAGGTTACTGAACCTGGCTTGACAATGAAGCTACACTTTGTAGATTGTGCGTTCAAATCACCGGAAGCGGCGCTGTGCATTTGGTTTGCACGAGTCA